CTTATTGCAGAACCCCTCATCCTCTAACAACAAAGAGGAATCAACGCCGGTTAACCCTGCAACAACGCTTAGAATGGTTCGAGCTTTGGCAACCGTTACATTTACCGCTAGTTCATTGTGCATGATATATCCTCATAAGTAAGTTATAAATGTGCTGCAACAACATACGCATTACATCATGTTAGAACGCACAATGCAATAGATAGTTTCATTGAATGTTTTGATTATGCTATCAGATTATCTTATGCCTGAATGCTTGAAATACTCTATGTCAATTCTAGTTTGTAAGTGCTTACTAACATAAGGGCATTCGTATGGTATGTACATATATATATGTATGTATATACTGTATGTAATGTATGTCCTGATAAGTAGCAGGGAGGATAGGATAGGGGGCGGATGGGTTGTCCCTACTCGCTCACGGGTAATTATGCTTTGGGTTGGCATGGGCAGTTGCAAGTTGCACGCACTAGGCAATGCAACTATGCAACTGTGTTCGGTTCGGGCATGGGCATGGGCAGATTGACCTGCGCTCGATCACCAGCTACCCTGCGCCCTTCGATGGTACTTTGATGGCCTATGTGCGGAGCCACCATACGCCACCCCCCCCAAAGAAAATCTGTGTTTTGTGTTATCGTGCCAACTCTTTAACGGAGGGTCTTATGGATAACGTAATTGAAGTAGAGAGTGGTATTGCAATACCGGAACCGAGGACTAAGGCTAAAGGTGGTGTGTACCCGTACACCCAGATGCAAGTTGGTGATAGCTTCCTAGTTAATGAAGATAGGAATAACTTACTTATCTATGTATGCAATAAGAATAGGAAAGCAGCTAAAGCCTATAACACCAAGTACACTGCCAAGCGGGTGGAAGGTGGAGTGAGGGTGTGGAGGGTGTTGTGATTGCTGAGTGCAAGGATTGCCATCACAGTGAGTGCATCCCGTTTACGGATGGGGTGTACTGCCACCTGCATGAGGTAATTTCCTTCCGGGTGTGTTCGGACTATGAGGGGGAGTTCAAGGGTGTCAAACCTGAACCAGAAGTTTGTAGTCCAGGAGATCATCCGATATCACAGCTACTGGAAAAAGGATGATCTGTATCAGGACAAGCTGAAGGCTTGGTACAAGGAGAAGGTGAAGGAAGGCACTGACCCGTACTGCGGCGCATACCGGGAAGCATTGAGACAACTGGGGGATGGATGAAAACAGTAGCAGTAGTCACAGCCACAACGGGTAGGAAGGAACTGCAACAGGCGATTGACAGCATTGCCAGGCAGAGTTACCCCTGCAAGCACTACATCTTCTTTGATGGGGTTACGCCCTCCCCTGATTTGGGCTATAGCTTCGATACCAGTATCGTCGAACTGCCCGTCAAGACGGGTGGCAATGGGTTGATGAATGCTGGCATCTGTGCGGCTTCTGCTTACCTTGTGCAAGAGGACATGATCTGCTGGCTGGATGATGACAACTGGTTTGAGGAAGAACACGTTGAGGAATTGGTCAAGGCCAAGGGTGAGAATGCCGTAGCCCACAGCCTGAGAAACCTGGTCAACCCTGATGGCAGCTTCTGGGCGCAGGACAACTTTGAGTCCATTGGCACATACGGGGAACTGGTGGATGTGAACTGCTACCTGATGGATAGGAAGCTGGCTACTGGCATCGCCCCCCTCTGGTATCAGACTACCGGGGAACTGATGATTGGGGACAGGTATATCTTCAACTACCTCAAACAGCAGAATATGATCTATGCAGCTTCTGGCTTGTACACCGTGAACTATCGCCTCAACCCGAATCGTGACCTACGCCCCTTCTTCTTTCAGGGCAACATCCAGACTAGAGCCAAGTATCCTGATGGCTACCCATGGGCTAGACATGAAGTTTAATCTCAAGCAGTTCTACGCTTTCTGCGCCCAGCTTCAGATCGAAACCAAGGAGCAGGGCCTTCGTAAGATGGACACCCTGCTAGGCACACAGACCTATGTCATGGATGAGATTGCCAAGGGTCTGGATGAGGGCATCCATATGTTCATCATCCTGAAAGGCCGTCAGCTTGGCATCACCACCATCAGCCTCGCCCTCGATCTGTACTGGCAATTCATCCACCCTGGCTGGCAAGGTACGCTGGTGTCTGACACCGAGGAGAACCGGGATATGTTCCGGTCTACCCTTGCCATGTACATGGATGGGCTACCCAAGGAGTACAAGATACCCCTGATAGCCCATAACAGAAACCAGATGGTGCTGAAAAACCGTTCTCGTATCTTCTACCAGATTGCCGGCAACAAGAGCCGTCTGGGTCAGGGTAAGGCCATCACCTACCTGCACGGCACGGAGACTGCCTCTTGGGGCAATGAGGAGGGCCTAGCCTCCTTGATAGCGTCCTTGGCTGAAACCAATCCTGAACGGCTCTATATGTTTGAGAGTACCGCCCAGGGTTTCAATATGTTCCACGATATGTACACCACCGCCAAACGTGCCAAGACCCAACGGGCTATCTTCTGCGGCTGGTGGCGTAACCAGTTCTATTCCCTGCCGGCAGACAGTCAGACCTACAAGGTCTACTGGGATGGCAAGCTGACCTCGGAAGAAAAGGAATGGACACGCGACATCAAGAAACTATACAACGTCGAGATCAATTCCCGTCAGATGGCCTGGTGGCGCTGGAAGCTGCATGAAGGCATCAAGGACGATGCGCTGATGTATCAGGAATTCCCGCCCACCGAGGACTATGCCTTTGTGATGACCGGCACTTCTTACTTCAGCAACGCCCGGTGTACGGACGCAATGAAGGCTGCGAAGAAACTGCTGCCGGATTACTACCGCTACAGCATGGGTGCGAACTTTACCGACACCGAGTGCATGAAGTCTACCGAGCGCCTTGCCAGCTTGAAGGTCTGGGAAGAACCCATCGACTCGGCCTACTACGTCATCGGCGCTGACCCTGCCTACGGTTCGTCCGATTGGGCAGACCGCTTTTGTATTCAGGTCTACCGCGTCTACGCTGACGGGCTAGAGCACGTCCTAGAGTTTGCTACCAGCGAGATGAACACTTACCAGTTTGCTTGGGCCATCGCCCACATTGCTGGCGCTTATAAGAATTCCACCCTCAACCTCGAAATCAATGGGCCAGGGCAGGCGGTCATTAATGAATTAAGAAACCTTAAGAGGCAAGCGTCCATGCTGGAAGGTCAGCGAGGTCGTGACCTGATGGATGTCTTGTCGCACATGACCAACTACCTCTGGCGGCGCAACGACAACATGGGTGGCATCAGCAACAGCATTGGCTGGCAGACTACTAGCGCCACCAAGGAACGGATGCTGTCCTACATGAAGGACTACTTTGAGCGCGGCATGATGGATGTAAAGTCTATCGACACCATCGAGGAAATGAAAACCATCATCCGTGACGGCGCAAGTATTGAGGCATCCGGCAGGAACAAGGATGACCGAGTAATTGCCTCGGCCCTAGCCTGCGCTGCCTTTGCCGAGCAGGTGCAGCCCCGCCTCATTCAGATGCGCCATACCCGTGACCGTTCAAAGAAACTGGAACCCAAACAGGACAACGGCGCAATCGGTGACATCAGCCAGCGTACCGTGGGCGACTACCTGAAACGGATTGGATTCCAGTAATGCAGCCCGTCATTCCCCGTCAAGACTTAAAACGGACAATAAAGCGGTTTTTGTCAGACAAGAATCGGGGTATCAGCATTCCCCTGTTTGCCGAATTGTGCGGCGTATCCGTGGCAATTCTGCGCCTGGTATTTATCAAAGAGGAAGAACCCCTCACTGAGTACGTCCAGCGCCGAGTTTCCAAGGGGTATCAGTCCTGGTTGCGGGGCGAAGTGGCAGTAATGATGAACCGTGACCAGACTAGATTCGTCCAATACCGCAAGGAACCAAAGCCTAGAGTGGCCCGTTTTATAGGCTTGGAAGTGCAAAATGGGCAAATAAAGCTGAAAATTGGCCTTAAAAACAAGGCTGACTACTCTAATCTTGATATAGATGAACAATTAAGGAGATAACTATGGCACGCATACTTAATGACTATAAATGCCCGGAACACGGCTATTTTGAGGCGTATGCCGCTATTTGCCCGGAAGGATGCGAGGAAGGCGTGATGATTGTCCACCTGCAAGCCCCCGGTTTGCTTAGTGACAAAACTAAAGGCAGCGACAAGACCATCAAGCAGCTTGCCATGGACTTCAAGATGACCGACATCAAGTCCACGCGAGAGGGTGACAGTCAGGCTGGCTACTACAAACGCCAGAATGCGGATGTGCCGCCGGAGGTTGCCGAGGCGCAGGCGGTCAAGGAAGCCCGTCCTGGGGATTCAGCGATCTGGGGCGGCGGCATGAAGGGATTGAATATGCAATCCATCCTGTCAGGAAAGGCCGTACAATCTATCAAGGGTGAGCCGGTAGGCATGAACCCCAAAGATGCGGGGAACTTGACAGGCCCACGCGCCGCAAGTTATATAGCAGACCATGAAAACCTCGGGGTCAAGAAGTAATGCGGATTCCTAAACCAGCCAGTGAACGCGAATCGTTCTACCTTGAGATAATCCAAAAGTGCATGGTGTCTCGGGATGAACGTGGCCCGGACTATGCAAGTCTGCGCTCGTTTTATTTGTTTGGTTGTGGCCCAGAAGATGCACCTGCAATCTTCAACAAAATCTATCCGCACCTTGACCAGCTAACTTCGTTCCTCTATTCAGCCGAGACAACGCGCTTTAGCATCAACCTAGGCGCGTCTGTCCCCGAGCAAGAACACCGCAAGATTCCCGTGCTGACGCAGGCGCTCAACGATGAGTGGCTCAACAGCAACTGCGACCAAGTATTTAGTTCCGCAATAACTTGGTCACTGGTTTACAACTCGACCTTCATCAAACTGATCTACAACAACGGTATCCATCCGTACATGGTAGAGCCAGGTGCGATGGGTGTGCTGCGCGAGGATTCGCCTTACCTTGACCGGCAAGAGGCAATGGTTCAGACGTACTACATTACCAAGTCTGAATTGATGTCGCGTCTATACAGTCACCCTAAGCGTGAGCAAATCCTTAACCGCATCACTGCCAGCTACAACCCACCGATCACCGATACGCCCAACGGCGTAGACCGTATCGTTCTGTCCTCTAGCGATCCCAACATGATGGGTAACGTCAACATGGGCTTGGACGGTTACAACCGTTACAAGGCACAGGTTGCCGAGGACACGGTAGAGATGAAGGAACTGTGGCTCTGGAACGATGAAACCATGGACTATCAAGTAGTCACCATGGCCTCACCAGACATCGTTATCTATGACCGCCCAGGCGAGTCCGTATTCCTGAAAGGCGAACTGCCCTTCATTCAGATTTGTCCCAACCCCCAGTACGATTATTTCTGGGGACAATCCGAGTGCCAGCGTCTGATCTATTTGCAGCAGATGCGGAACAACCGGATGACCGAAATTTTGGACTTGTTGTCTAAGCAGGTTGCCCCGCCGACTGCCCTCATGGGATTCTCCGGC